GGTCAGGGGTGTCTTAGGTTCACTAAAAAACCTACCCCCCTTCGAAGAATTGCAACTTCCGCATAATGTCTGAAGATTCCAGTCGTCATCACTTCCACCTGCTAAGCGTGGCAGTATGTGATCAACCGAATTGCCTTCACCACCACACATTTGGCATGTGTAACCGTCACGCTGAAGAATGCGCTGTCTGATCTTGCGCCATTGACTGGTGCTTCCATTGTCCTTGAGCGCGCTACCCATGAAGGTTGTACCCACAGAACACGCCAAACAAGAACCAAACCAATACTGACAACATAATGAACGCATAATCGTCAATAAACTTTTTATTCATTAGTACCAATTCCTTTCAATGTGCCAAGCCCACGCCTTGCATGGCGTTTGATAACGTTTTGTTATGTAACGCAGTGTTGCGTCTATCTGCCTATAAGGGTCAAGGTCACGGTAATGCTCTGACCTCATCTGCCCCAAGCCCCAGTGTGACCCATTGCGTGCAGTGTATGACCAACGGCTTTCCTTTGTAATGATTGCATTGAAGCATTGGAACTCTTTGTAGTTAAGCAACCTGGAATGTGCATACAATTTGAGGTGATCTACTGAATACGCAGCTGCATTGGCAGTATCTGCCCCTTGCACTGCGATTAAGGCTGAAGCGATAAACACCAGCCATTTTTTATTTATCTTCGTTTTTTCAAGATTTATTGAAAGAACTTCATTCTGTTGAAGATTGTTCAAAGGCTTCGTGTGTTGTATGCGTCCAGCGTACACCCCACCTGCAAGCCCTACACGCTCACGCAACGCCAATGCTTTCATAACGACTTTATAACGATTTGATAACGTTTTGTTATAAATGCTCATTAGTTATCCACAACCTGTTGAAAGACATGTGAACCAAGCGCAGGAAGCACGCAGTTACGCAGTACCTGACGTTTGTTTGGCAGTTTGTAGCCGTCCAGGTTGTAACCGTGCAATTCCTGGAGTTGAGGTATCTGTGCAGCTCTGAGTTTATCCTTCTCAAACTCCAATTCAGGAATGTCAAAGTTAGCCCAAAAGTAGTGACGCTGAAGGTCTGCCGTAGGTGGCACAAATGGCGTGTAGTACGGTTTGACGTTTTCCACAACCCATTTGCCTGCAAAGTTGTATTGCAAGAAAATGATTTCCTGCCACAACTTCATGTCAGCATAAATTGGCTTTACACCGCGAAACCTGACCCCAATGTTTTGCCTGAAGCTGCTATGTGACTGGCAAGGCGGTGAAGACCAAATAAAGTCAAACTCAGCAAAATGATTGAGCAGGTACTCATGAGCATCTTCCACAATAACCGTGTCATTTGGGAAATGGTCTGCATAGACCTTTGCAATGTCTGCGTCGTACTCAATGGCAGTGATTTCGTGCTGATCGCCCCAAAGTTTGCGATTGCCACCAATACCCGCGTATAGGTTCAAAATCTTCATTGGTGACCCCAACCCGTGCCTTTGAAGGAAATGCCAAAGGTTGAGTAGGTGCGACTCATGTTTTGCCCGCAGCAGATTGGGTTGCGTTCGTCGTGGATAGACTTATCCACCTCAACACTGATTTGGCACACCTGGCATTTAAATTCATAGATTGGCATTTGAACCCCCTATCAAGGCAACGGTCATTGACCCGCATGAGTTGCACTGTATCGTTTCCGTACCTGGTGGCAATAAGTCTGTCACCCTGACAATGGTTTGGCTGGTCTTCTTTTTGCATAGCCGACACTCAAATTGCAGTTGTTCCATAGCTGCTTTTCCTCAAATTCTCAATAGGCTGAAGGTTTATTTGAGTCACCCACCAGTTTGGCTGCTTTGAGTGACGATAACGTGGCTTTTGAGCCATTGCAATGGGTATCCAGCCAGCAATGAAGTAATGCGGGCTTTTCCCAGTGACCAGGACTGCAATGTCAGTTGCTCTGTCGTACTCGTGAACGATCAACTGCCCTGCCATGTATGGAGTCCATTTGACCTCAATGCCTGCGCCTACGTCAGCGCGGTCTTTGTATTTGGACTCAAATGGGTCATAGTCAACGCCGAAATAACGCGCCACAACTAGTTCACTGGCAATTGTTTCTGCGTATTGTGCGACGTATTCAGGAAAATTCAATTGCGTGTCATAACGCTTTGCACCGTCAGGGCGTTCGTCGGTTCGCTCAATGCGTACCAACGCAGCCTTCATGCAGGTGACTTCGTCGTCGTGTGTCAGCTGCATTTTCATCTGCATGCCCCACAAAACCACAAAATTTTGATACCTGACAAATGCTTCTGATAACCGAACTCGTCTAATCGTTGCAATGTCTCGCAGTTGTCACAACGTTCAATTTTGTATTGTGTAACAACTTCACCATTTTTTAGCAAAGTCGCCGTCATGGTTTGCGGGTTGATTAGTTCGCAGTAATCGCTCATTGTGCGCGCCATTTCCCGTTTGAGCCGAAAACGTACCAAATAGGCTGGCATTGCTCTGACTTCTCACGCTCAGGGCAAAAATAGCCAGCCCAGTCGTCACCATTTTTCTTCTTGCCAGTCTTCCAAAGTCTGTGACCGTGGTTGCATTTTGGTGCTTCCTCTACGATCTGACCGCCCAGTTGTCCGTCAATTTCAGCGATTGCGTCACGTAAAGTCACTCCTTCGGCACTCGACCCAAATGACGGAACACCTGACAATTCAGCCTCATTTGCCGTTTTGTAACTAGGAACGTCGCCGTTTTTCTTAGCCCAGGGGTCATAGTCGTCAGCGGTTGATTTGGCTACGCTGGCACTGATCGTTTCAACTTTTTCCATGTCTTGACGGGTTGGTCGCTTATCCGTGCCCAGCAACAAGCCGATACACCTTCCAATGCTGCTAGTGACCGTATCCTCAACAAAAAATTTCTTCATTTGGACGTTGTAGGTCGCCACGTTGCCGAACGCATAGTCAACGGCTGAAGGCTTCTCGTCTTCGTATTCTTTGAAAATCTGAGTTTGAATGAGTATGTAGCCCTTTTCAGCATTGAATTCAACGACGTTGTTTTCAATACGTCCCGCAGGGTGAGTTTCCCAAAAACGCTTTATTCGTGCAGCTACGTCTTCGTAATTGTCTAGGAAGCCAGCCATTACTTCACCGCCTTATTTGCCATGTGGCGAACCATTGCCTTACGGCGGGCAATGCCTTCACGCTTGCCTTCTTTGAACCCTTTGGCATAGCCAACCGCAGCTGCTAAAACCATGAGTGTGATAATGCCGACCAAACGCCCCAATGTTGCAGGGTCTAATAGATCAAGAACCATTTTGAATTTCTCCCGAATTCTAGGCGGTAACTGCTACCACCTGAACTCAGGGTGACGCATTAAGGGCGCGCGGTCAAGTATTAGGCGTATTTGTCGGCGTGTCACCTGGCTTTGGCTTCGATTTCAAACCATTGCCAGCAAGTACGCCACCCAATGAACCAGTCAGGAAAATGCTCAGTGTTTTTAATAAGTCAATGAACGCAGCGTCATTTGGTGCTTGATTGCCAATTGGCTGAGTGACGAAAATAAGCGCATAAGTAATGCCCAACGTGACAATGAGGAAAACCATTGCCAGGGTTGAGCCAATGATCAAAATAAGTTGTGCGTGTACCTCTTCAGGGCTGCGTCGTCGTGACGGTTTGTGGTAAGACTTCTCCAATGACGTCCTCAGTGCATGTTCCAGTAGGGACGCATTGCGGTGTTTGGCACTCTGCCTTTGCCCAGTTGTCGAATTCTTGACATTCATAACGCACCCAACCCTGATAACCGCAAGCGGATAGCCCCAAAATCAGCCCCAAAAAAAGGGCTACCGCCACGGCTTTTCGGGCTACTTCCCCGTTAACCCGAAACTCTTGTCATTAGGGTTGAGCCAGCGCAAAATGACTGGTGCAACCGCTGCGACCCCACCCATTGCAAGGGTCTTTGGGTCAGTAACTCCTGCAAGGTATAACGCCAGTGCAGCTGCCATGAATGAGCGCGCCCAAGAGGCTGCTAAGGCTTTGGTTTTGTCCATTTTTTCTCCTTCTTTGCAGTTGTTGTTGGTACTTCTACCGTTGGAAATTCTCCCTTATACGGGACAAATTTAGGAATTCCAAAACCTACGATTTCTTTGCCAATGTTGCGAACCTTGACCATAACCATGCCACCGTTGCGCTGATCGCCCGTGCCACTGGTGTTGCCTTCAATTGTCACGCATTGCTTGTCGTCAATTAAACCGACAACAATTCCAACGTGTGAAATACGGTCAACCCCGTCATGCGGAAAATCCATGAAGGCAACATAACCCAGTTGGGGAATGTTTGACCAACGGGAAATGTCTTTGAACTTATTTGCACCAATTGCAGTTGAAACGACTGAGTGCATTTTGATACCCGCCTGAGCTGCACACCAGTTCACAAATGAACCGCACCAGGGCAAACCGTTCGCCTTTGTAAATTCACCGTATTTTGTCAGGTTGTCGCCTTCTTCAACTGTTCCAATTTCGGCTTTTGCAACTTCAATGAAACGTGGGGAACTGCCTTCAGGATAACTCATGCCAGCAACGCAGCCACTTCTTCAGCCGTCAAACCTAGTTTGTCCAAAACCGCCTGACGTGCGGCAATTTTTGCCGTTTCTTCGGCTTCTTTTGCAGCTTGTATTGCCAAGATTTCGGCGCGTTCAATTTCTACAATTGCAATTTCTTCAGAAGTGTAAGGTCTGATTGTTTCTTCTCCAGTTGAAATGTCAACGATTTTTTCTGTCAAGTTATTAAGCGGCATAGACCCAAACCTTTCCACCGTCAAAGTTTCCTGTGTTGCTGTAAATACTTACTGAGGAAATGGCAGAAGTGCCAGTGTAGAAGCCATTCCATGTTGGAATTGTTCCGCCATTACCTGACCCAATTACACCGCCAGCAATTTGTGCAATTTTGTAACTAGTTGAATTGCAATTGCTCAATAGTGTTGAGGAATGAACTTTTGAAGTTGCGTCATTACTCATTTGACCAAGAATGAAATAAGGGTTATTCGGTGCTGACTCACCATAAAAATTGCCCGTTCCGTAAGTTCCATAACGTTCAATTATGTTTCCCCATTGGCTATAAATTGAAGTTGTGTCTGTGTTTAATTGCAACCCAATTGTCGAACTCGCTGATCCTGAAGAAGCGTCTGTTATGACGACCATAATTCTGCTTTTCCCTGAAATGCCTGAAACTGTCACTGTCGCTGAACCCGAAAGATTTGTGCCACCACTGTTGAGCAATGACCATGTTTCTGTGCCACTGCTAGGGCTTGCCCAAATAGGAACACCACCCGAAACTGTTAAAATTTGACCTGTTGTTCCAATTGCTAACCGTGCAGCGGTTGAACCGCTTGATGAATAAATGGTGTCGCCTGTGGTTGTCATTGGATTTGTTAGACCTGCTGCAGTCCATGTGAAGTCCATGTCAGTGCTTGAAGCCTTTGAAAGAATTTGACCTGTTGTGCCGCCTTTTAGATCAGCCAATGATGTGTCAACGGCTTGACCAAAAACTTCAAAATCTGCTGGCAAGTCTGTGACCAAGTCACTCGACGTCGGCATTTGCCAGCCGAACGCACTCGTAGGGTTGCTCATAGGTTTCTCCTTTTCTAAGCCACTATTGTGGCATTTGCCCAGTCTAATGTCGGCGACACGCTTGTCCACGTTTCGGTCACTGGTACGTCATTCCAACGCATTGCCTGCAATGAATAAGCCAGCGGTGACAATAACAATGTGAGACTCAAACGGTTATAGGAAGCCTGGAAACTCCAACCTTCCACAAAACCCTGGAAAGTTCCAGCGTTCATGTTTAATGGCAAATTGTTCAGTGAAATTGCTTCACCCATAAAAATGCCTAGCAATGCGTCACGGTCTGCGTTGTCCAATTCAGGGTTGGTTAAATCAAAGGTGATTTGGCTAAAAATTGGTTGAGGTTGAGCGCGCAGTGAAAGGTAGAAATTAGCCTGAGCCGTCGCGTCAGTTGAATTGTGAAGTGTGGTTGTGATGATCTGCGCAAGCGTGCCATAAAGGGCAATTGAGTCAGGTTCGGTTGCTGACACTTCACTACTACTGGTTGAGCCGTATTTGATAGTTAACGAATTACGAACGTCTCCAACGCGGGTTTCAATGCGCAAGCCAGTTGCACGCGCCTGGTTGGCGTCAAGATCAACATAACCGTTTGCAGCTAGGTAATTGGTTCGGTGGGTTGAGTCTGCGTAACCAATGCGACCTTGCGCGTCCTCGTAAATGTAGCCAAGCCCTGACGTTGCGAGTGCTGAAACCAATGAATAAACGTCGGTTCGGCTTGATGATCGAACCGCCAACTCATAGTTTCCTGGTGTGTCAATTTCACCCAAACCATTGTTTTCAGCATTTGCCCAGGTCGTTGTGGCGTTATAACTGCCCCAGGTTTCCGACCCAGCAACTTCAGCCCAAGTGTTAAACAAAACCGCTGACAAAATTGTCTCGATTTGGTTGCCGTCAAAATCCTTTGAAAGTACGCCATTCGTTAGGGCTTTTGGGAGGCGAGCCAATGCGCCAAGTGCAGTGATTGAGTAGGTCTGCGTGAACATTGTTGTGCCTACGTCACGCACTTCCAAACCTATGTCAACAACATTGCCACCAAAGATCGAAACAAACGCGTTTGATGTGTCTTTGACTTGCACTGAAATGGTTGAGTTGATTTCAACGGGCAGCGCAGTTTGACTGACGTCAATAAGTTGAAGGTTGACATAACCTGCTTGCGCCTGCTCATAAATGTTTGTTCGACCACTGCGAATTGTTAAATTCGCCAAAACGGCGTCGGTGTAGTCCGTGCCGTCAATTGTGACTTTCCAAACGGGTGACCACTGTGTCATGCGATTTGCAGGCTAGTTGCGCCACCTGTGCCGCGGTAGTAACTGGAATTTAAAGTCTCAACAATTGTGCGGGCAGTTCCTTCTTTATCCAATGCCCCCGTTACTGTCAGGTTGATCGTTGGCGCGCTGCTTGCTGCTTCAGCTGCTCTAAATGACCCAGCATTAAACGAACCCGAAACGACATTGTTGGACGCAGCAGCTGCACTGGACGCTGATGAAGCAGCTGACGCAACCCCACCGCCTGAACTAGTCGAACCACCTGAAACATTTGGAACGGTTATCTTCGGCACGGTTGTGGTGCTGGTTGATGTACCGCTGACCTTTGGAATGGTAATGGTCGGCGCGCTGGTCTTTGGAATAAGTGGAATGTCAGGCAAAACTGGAATTTTGTTATAAGCAGCGATTAGGGCGTTGACGGCAGAAATTGCACCGTTGACAACCGACACAACTGCTTGCGCAACGTTGCCAATTAAGTTGATGACGCCACTGACTGCCGTGCCGACGACCTTAATTGCACCGCCCAAAACTGTTCCGACAACGGGTGCAACGTAGGTTTGAATAATCTGAGCAAATGCTGAGAACGCTTCGCTGTTGTTGTCAATTGCCGTTTTGATTTTGTTAAAGGCAGACAACAAGGCTTCAATGATAGGCGTGAAAACTGTTGTGATTGTGTTGCCAACTGATGTGATTACTCCACCCAAACCATTGCCGTCAAGACTGAAGGCGTTTGAAAATGCGTTGATTGCAGGGAGTGCGTTGTCGTTGATGAAGTTAATGACTTTTTCAAGAATAGGCAACAAGGCAAAACCAATGGTTTCTTTTGCTTCGTCAAATGCCACCTGCATGCGAGCGATACGCCCTGCGTAAGTGTCAGCGTTTGCAGCTGCTGCGCCACCAAATAACTCAGTAAGTTTGGTTTGAACTTCCGTGAAGTCCATTGTTTTCAATTCGGCAGATGAAAGACCAATGCCCAATTTGCCCAATGCTGCGGTGTTGCCGTCGTACGCTTTACCCAACGCGTTTGCCACTGTTTCAAGCGGTTTGCCCGTCGCAGTAGAAATGTCAAGGGCGGTCGTCAATAAATCTTGCGCTTTTGTAATGTCACCAGTTGAACGAACCAAGCGACCCAATGCGGGGCGCAATTGGTCGTCAGCAACACCAGTTGCCAATGACATTTGAAGAATTGACTGCTCAGTTGCAGCAATTTGTCCCTTTGTTGCACCTGTTGCGTTTTCTAGTGCCAGGGCTAACTGGGTTTGGCATAAGCACCAGCAGCGGCAGCAGCTGCAACAAATGCTGCGCCGACAACTTTGCCGACCTTGCCCATTTTGTCGCCAAAGGTTTCAACGTCGTCCGTTGCTGCTTTTAATGATTTGTTGAGGTTGTCAACGTCTCCGAGTATTGAAAGTTTGAGCGTACGACTGCCAGCCATTAGTCAAACTCCTTAACTATCTTTGAAAATGCTTCTTCCCATTTTTTAACAATGTCAGGTTGGACGCTTCGCAATGTTGGATAGATAAACCAACCGCGTGAACCGCGACCTTCACGACCTGACCAAACGGGAAATTGCTTCCAGCGGTTTGAACCAAATTCAGCACCGCCCCAAATTTGTTGCGTGGTTGCCCCGCCGCTTAATTTCTGCCCTGCGTAACCAAAACTTATTTCACCAATTTTTGAGGACTTAGAAACCTTTGAGCCGTCAGCCACGCGGTTGTCTTGCAAATTACGTGTACCTGTTGCAGCTGCTGCCTTGATCTTTCCCTGAACCCATGTTGCCAATTCGCTGGTGACTTCTTTGGCTTGTTGCGTCGCTTCGTCGTCCATTGCTTTGAAAGAACGGACAATGGCACGCAGTTCAGCCTTGTCGTAGGCTATCGCGTCATTTGCCATTTGCCCGTCCTTCCAGTATTTCAAGCACCGTTAAAATGTCCTCAGCCGTTTCAAATTGTTCTTTTGGCAAATTGGTTGCAATAGCCAATTGCCAAACAATTCGGTTTAGGCTTCCGACTGGGTAACTTTTGGGTTTGCTTCACCAACCACAACTTCAGCAATGGTTTCTGTCCACGCTTCAATTGGCTTGACGGGCTTACCAGCTGCTTCACGTTTCATTGCGTGATAAGCCAGGAAAACCAAGTCGGAAATTCCGATCTTTTCCTGCGCCTGGCTGATTGTGTGC